TAAATCAACACCCATTTCACATATGTGTCTAATATTTAAAACTTGTCTAGTATCTGAATGAATACCCTTACAATTAATTTCAAAAAATAACCCTTTAATACTTCCCTCTAACCCTACTTGTCCTGTTGTTTCAGTTTTTTTATCATCAGTTGTTTCTTGAGTATCTGGCGGTAATTTATATGATGTAGGTATTAATAAAGGTTGTATTTTTGGTATACCTTGCCAATCACATTCGAAAACAGACCCCAAACAAACAATATCAGTAGCAAATAATTTATTAGAAACATCATGTTTTGTTGCAGCATAATAAAGTTCTTCACTTATTTTTTTACCGTCTTTAATTATATTTATTTTTTTAATTAAACCTTCACGTACTGAAACATAATACGATTTGTTTTGTGCGTCAGCATATTTAGGTGTTTTACCGTATTCATGATTACCGTCTGGAAAACAAGTATCTAATAAATAATTTGAATGACACGTATTATCACCTATTTTATCATTATTCCCATCAACACCACCTTGTGAAGTAAATTCTGGATTACAATCATATTCGCAGAATAATTCTCTACCTTTACTTCTTTTTTTATATTTTAATAAAAAACCAAATAAACTACCATTAATCCAATCATTATAAAAATCAAATTGGAATAAATTAAGACTCTTTGCCATTTCAAATGCAACACAATTATCCAATCCAGCTAAATCACCAAATGTTTTTGGGTGAGCCCAATCATCACCAGGATAATAAGTTGGAGGGTTATTATCTTTTTTAAGCTCTTTAAAACCATCAGAACTACTAAGACACCCAGGTGCGTAATATTTCTGGTCACCATTAGGACATTCAACATATAAACATTTAACATATTTAATAGGTATTAAATTTTTAACAATATCACATGCAAAACCAAAAACCCCAAATATTTTTATTCCAAAAAATCTCCGTCCAGAAAGCTTACATAAGTCACCAAATAAACTTCTAAGAGCATCTATTATAACATTAACAACTCTTACAATAATATTAATTATTGGTAAAAGAATATAATTCATAATAAAAATAATAAAACCAACAATTTTTATTACTAAACAAATAATAAAAAATATAGGTGATATACTTGTATTAAGTTTATTATATGGAAATGGGTTTTTATCCCCATCACACGCATCAACGTCTTTTATACCAGTAAATGCTCTAGTACTCTCACCAGAACTTGTTTGGAATCTTGGGATGAAATTACTAACAGTATAAATTTTATTCCAATATAAATTTCTAAAACTAGTCTTTTTAGTTGTTTCATCAAATTTATAATCTATTTCTGTTGTGTTTGACGGATTATTTGGTACCAAATATTTAGCTCTTGTTCTAAGTCTACCTTCACCACCAGTGTTATCCATACCAATTTTGAATCTAACATTTGCTCTGGTCGGTATACCAATACTTGGGTCGTCTGATGGAATTAAATCCCCATTTTCATCTGTTATTACATAATCTAAGTTCATCGGAATTTGATAAGCCCAAGTACCATCTTCATCAATCAATCTACCACCTTCAACATCAAATTGTTCAACACCGCCATCTATAGTTTCTCTAATCATTTCTATAGTACCTTCACTAGCGATTTGAGAACATAATTTACCTAAATCTTTTCTAGGTCTACACCTTTTATTTATACTATTTTTGTCTTGGTCACCAAATATACTACCCATAAACATAGCAGAAGGAATAACATTATAATTCATGTTAATATCAGCTCTACTAATACCTATTTCACATATTTCTCCTTCACCCCAAAAAGGTTGTACATTTACAGAATAATTTGTTGATTTCACTTGGACTAATTTATCTAAATTAGTCCCACCTTTAAATTTAGTAGGGCTATCAAAAAATTTAACTGGTGTACCTTGGCTTATTAAGTCATAAGGTCTTTGTGATACGATACCAACATCTGAGATATCAGCATCAATATGTATTGTATGTGTACCTAGTGGTACACCAAAAATCATGAAATCACCCGCATTATTGGTTGTTGTGGTAAATTTATAATATTTATTATAAACATGAAGTAATTCTTCATTATCTAATATCTCTCTCTTATTTGGAAAAGAACCGATAGGTGTAAAACAATCATTATTTGTTTCACTATTTTTAGGTAATAGATTATATCTTATACTATCACTATCTTTATCAGTAACAATACTATAAGGGTATAAACCTTTGATTAAGGTATTATTTTTATCTTCATCATCAATAGGTAAAAAAACACTAACTCTAGCATTTGGTAATCCAAAACCTCCATTAATAACTACCCTACCAACCACTACTCCATAATCCGAACAAAAAGTTCTATAAGCATCCTCTTGTGTAATTTTCATAGAAAGGACTTCAATGAAATCAAATTCTTGGTCTAACTTAACTTTTACATATTTATCTGAACCATTTGGTGTTGTTCTTATTCTTATTGTTTCTGACATATTTACGTCTAATATTTTTTTGTTATATCTTCAACATCTAACATAACGACATCATCTTCTGTTAAATTATCAAAGTCATCTTCATCGTCTTCATCATAATTATTATTAAATTTATGATTGGTAAACCTTTTAATTATCTTCACCATATTTACTTCTTTTGTTAAAACAATAGTGTTAAACATAAAGATTACGATAGCTACATTTATTAACGGTAATAATAAAATACCTATAATAAATCCTACCATTTTTAATATATAATGACCAATTAATTTTATTTTTTCTTTATTATTGGTTTTTAAAAATCTTACATTTTCAGATGTTTCAAGATTATTTACAGACTTGCAATTACAACTCATTTTATTTATTTTTTTTTTATTTATTATTTTAACAAATATAGTATTTAATTTATAATAAATAAACGTTATTGTCTTGCTCGAATCATAATATCTTTAGTTGGGTATTTAATTTCGAACATTGTTGTTGATTCACCAAATAATGTCATATCTGAAATATCTATTTGTCTAGTATCTTCATCGATATATTGTTGTGAAATTTCATTTACACTATATTTACCACCACCAACTTTATTATAAATTCTAATTTCTAAAATATTTAAAACACCACCAACATTATTTATTGTTTCTATAAGAGGTGAAAGATAAATATTTTCACCCATTTCGTATTTGTTTACATCAAAATATTTTTTAATTTCACTAATAACTTGCGTCATAACTTGTGATTGAGTTACTTTTTTATCTATAAATAAATCAACTTCAATTGATAAATTAACAATTCTACCATCAGCTATTTGAATATAATCATTTAGCATTCTATAGTCAGATAAATAATTACTAATATTTTCTTTTAAAGTTGTTGTTGATTGATTAGTTAGTGAACCATTTGAATCTAAACTTAAAACATAAATTTTAATTTTATTTTGTTCTTCAAAAACACCATTTCTAAAAGGTGACCCAAATTTACCAGGAATCTGAGCAATCTTTGTTTGATAGTCTTTTATCGTTACAGCTCTATTTTGCGATGCAAAATTATATTTAACCATATTTCTAATTTCTTCTATACTAGGTGCATTTTTACCACCAATAGCTGGAAATAGATTATTTACCTTTAACGATTTTTTAACATTTTGATTAATAGTTGAATCACTACCATTAACAGTCATATCAATAATACCTAACCCTTTGATTACATTAGGACCTAAATTAGAATCACTACCGCCACCAACTTTATATTTTATGAACATTGTAGTATTAGGTGTAGGAACAACACCTAGAGACATATTATTTATAAAATTACCTATTTGTTTAACTAATAATGGATTTGTGTCAAAATCACAAAGACTATTTATGTCTTGTGTTCCAGCACCAAAAGTTATTTTAGTGAAACCTAAATCAGTATATTCTCTTATAAATCTTTTAGAAACACTTATCCATTTACCTGGTTTTACACCTGAACTATCACTAGAACGTGTATTATCTTCAATAAAAACTTTATCTTCAGCTAATGCATCAACTTCATACCATTTGTTTTCTTTATTTAAAAATTCAGTGAATGTTGGTGTTGTTAAATAGTTTGTACCTGGTAGTGTTATTATTGAGTCAATATCTAAAACGTCATTATCTGGTAAAATAACCTCTAAAAATGGTCTAGAATCACTAGTATTAATAACTCTTTTTAAAATCTTACTATAACCGTTTGTAACTATCTCTCTTTTAGTTATTGAGTAATTAATCAACGTACCATTACCATTAAAGTTAGGGATAATTAAACGATTTGGAATACCACTAACGGAAAAAGGGTTAGAAAAATCAACATCATTATTCAATTCAAAAATTTTACCAGCACCAGATACTTGTGAGCCAGCTCTAATTATTGGTGCATATGAAATATCAAAAGTATCACCAAAAACTGGTAGTGTTACGGTTAAATCAACAATTGTTGCACTAGCTCTTTTTCCTGGTATTTTTAAACCAAGAGTTCTAGCTATAGAGAGGATTGATTTTCTTTCTTGTGCGTAGTCTATTTGTGTTTCAGCAAACATTCTATCAGTATTAAAAGATAACATATCTCCTACAGCAGCATTTAATTCTAAAAGCATCATACCTACAGATGCATCATTAAAATCACCGAAAATATCTGGGTAATATTGTTTAACATAATTAACTAAATCAGTTCTTATATTTGCGAAATCCCTTGATGTATAATTTACATTTACCATATTATATTTTTAATATAAATATAATAAAAATAAATTTTTAATAAATCTTTATTATTATATTTATTTTTAATACATTTGTAACATAATTATAACTAAACACCATAAAGTATGAAAAGGAAAACACAAGAAGATTTTATAATTCAAGCTAAATTAGTACATGGTGATAGATATGATTATTCTTTAGTTGAATATAAAAACAACGCATCTAAAATTAAAATACGCTGTTATACACATGGAGAATTTGAACAAACACCAATAAAACATTTATCTGGACAGAACTGTAATAAATGTTCGGTTTGTGAGGTACATCTTAACCAAAGAAAAACTATTGATAGTTTTTATACAGAAGCAAATTTAATACATAAAAATAAATATGATTATTCTCTAGTTAATTACAAAAATAATAGAACTAAAATAAAAATAAAATGCCCTATTCATGGTGTTTTCGAACAAATACCGTTAAATCATTTAAAAGGTAAAGGTTGTTTGTATTGTGGTGGTACTAGTGGTTTAGACACTAACAGTTTTATCCAAAAATCTATCTTAATACATGGTGATAGATACGATTATTCTTTGGTTGATTATAATAATTCGTATAAAACAATTAAAATAATATGTCCAGAACATGGTGTTTTTGAACAAACACCAAACAATCATTTAAATAAAAAACAAGGTTGTTTTAAATGTTTAGGTAAAATATGTGATACTAGTTCTTTTGTTAAATATTGTTCAGAAAAACACAATAATAAATATGACTATTCGTTGGTTGATTATTTTAAAATAACCGATGAAGTAAAGATAGTTTGCCCGATTCATGGTGAGTTCAAACAAAGGTGTGATTCACATAAACAAGGTAATGGCTGTAATAAATGTTCTAATAATGGAACGTCTGAATTTGAGAAAGAAGTTGGCTTATTTATGAAAGAAAACGGTATAATAATTAAAAATAATGATAAAACAATATTAAACGGTAAAGAAATAGATATTTTAATACCCTCACATAACGTAGCTATTGAATGTAATGGGTTATATTGGCATTCTGAAGAGTATATAGATAAAAATTATCACTTGAATAAAACTGAATTATGTGAAAAACAAGGGATTCAATTGATTCATATATTTGAAGATGAGTGGTTATTTAAAAAAGAAATTGTAAAATCAAGGTTATTGAATATACTTGGTTTAACAACTAGAAAAATATACGCTAGGAAAACTGAAATAATTGAAGTAACTAATGAAGAAGCTAGAGATTTTTTAAATATAAACCACATACAAGGTTATTCTAATAGTAAGATAAAACTAGGTTTATATTATAATAATGAGTTAGTGTCTTTAATGACATTTGGTGGGTTAAGGAAAGTTATGGGTCAGAAACAAATTGAAGGTTCATTTGAGCTTATTAGATTTTGCAATCAACTAAACACCACAGTTATTGGTGGTGCTGATAAATTACTTAAACATTTTATTAAAATATATAAACCTAAAGAAGTAATTTCTTATGCTGATAGAAGATGGTCTATGGGTGGATTATATGAAAAATTAGGTTTTAATTTCGTTAAAAATACCACCCAAAACTATTTTTATTTGATAAATAAAAATAGAGAATATAGATTTAAATACAGAAAAGACGTGTTAATTAGTCAAGGGTTTGATTCAAGTATATCAGAACATAAAATAATGTTATCTAGGGGTATTTATAGGGTGTATGATTGTGGTAATAAGAAATATTCATTAATTTTTGATAAATCTTTATTATTTTAAATTTTTACTACTACTATATCTGATGAAGAAAAAACATCATCACTTATTGTGTAACTTATAGTTACAACGGCTGCATATTCACTCTCTGGTGACGCAGAAATTATTATATCGTCTAACTTTAAGTTAGGTAAGAATTTTTTAACCACAGTTCTAATTTCATCTTTAATACCTTCTTCAGTCAATATATCGTTAGGTTCAAATATAAATCTTAGTAAATCAGTACCAAAATCTGGATTGTATAATCTTTGACCTCTTCTAGTAAGTATTAAATGTAATAAATCAGCTTTTATAGCTTGTTTATCGTTTTCCGTTAAATCTAAAAAAAACCCTTTTGCACTGTCTTTGAAGGGATAGTTTATATTGATATATTTTGACATATTCTTTTTATTTATTAGATAAATATAATACTAAAAGTTTTTTATAAGTAAATATGAGAAATAAAAAAGGGGACTACATAGTCCCCTTTTTTAAATTTTATTTTGAATTAAGCTGAGCATCCAAAACATTCAAATTGAGTGTCTTTTGGTTTTTCGACATTTTGTATAATCTGGTTAGACGCTAATTTAGAATTTGCTTCTAATTTTGATTTAGTTCTAGTGTAATAAACACCAGTTTTTAAACCACCTTTCCAAGCATACATAAGAGCACTGGCAATCTTACCGTATTTAGCATCAGAGTGATACAAGTTCAAAGACTGTGATTGGTCAACAAATTTATTTCTAATAATCGCTAAATCCAATAACACTCTTTGAGGAATTTCCCAAACATCTTTATATCTATATCTAATATCTTCTGGTATTTCAACTATATTTTGAACACTTCCTTTATTTTTAATAATTTTATCAACCATATTTGAATCCCATAATTTTTCATCAATTAATTCGTTTACCAAATATTTATTGATAACTAAAAACTCACCTTGACCAACTCGTCTTGTAAATAGATTTGATGTTACTGGTTCAAATGATTCAAATACACTCAATAAGATAGCAGAAGAAGCTGTTGGCATCATTCCCAATAAAAGGCTATTTAACATTGGGATAGGTTCACCTTCTGGTAGTGGTGACCATCCTTCAATATATGTTTTACCTTCTGAATATGGGCTTCCTTCCCATGATGGGTAGTTTTCACCTTTCTCAATAGCTAATCTCATTGATTCAACAACAGCAGATTTATACATTGTTTCTGCAATGTCTTTATTCCATTGTTTAGCTTCTTCACTTTCGTAAGATATTTTTCTTTTAGCGAAGAAATCAGCCATACCAGCAACACCGATAGCCAAAGCTCTTTGGTCTTCACCAGCAGCTTTACTCCAATCATCAGACCATTTATTTTTATCAACAACTTTGTTCAACGCTTTAACCAAAATTCTAGTTGTTTTAGCAATTGATTCTAATGAATCTTGTTCGGCTAAATTTATAGATGCTAATGTACATTGTGGTGTATAGTTTGGTCTTGAAGCTTGAAAAATCTCAATACATAAATTAGATTGTTTGATAATCCCAATGTTTCTTTGCATATTGCGTTTGTTCGCATTATCTTTAAACATTACATATGGTTTACCACTTTCTACTTGTGATTTGATAAGTGAATCAAATATGTCTTTAGGGTTAACTTTTTTACCCAATCCTAATTCAACAGCTTTGTAATATTCAGCTTCAAATGCTTCCCCATGTAATTCATAAAGTGGTGTTAACCCAGCTTTTTTGATATCATTAGGGCAGAACAAATACCAATCTTCATTGTTTTGTAGTTTTTCCATGAACAAGTCATTGATAACCACAGCAGTAAATAAATCTCTAGTTCTTAATTGCTCATCACCAATTGGCAAAGTTAAATCTAAGAAATCAAAAATATCTCTGTGCCATACTGATAAGTATAACGCACAACTTCCAGAACGAGAACCTTGTTTGTAGAATCTCATTTTAGCTTGTACCATATCAGCTAATCTTACAACACCACCAGCGTTCCCTTTGAACGATTCTACAATACTATCCTTACTTCTAAGAGGGTCAATTAGTAATCCGATACCAGAACCTTCTTTAGATGCAGAAGCTATCTTAGTAAGCGTATTTTCTATTCCGTCAAATGAATCATCTTCTAAGTGTGTAAGATTACAACTAATCATACCATTTCTTTCTGGTACTCCAGCATTTGTATATGTCGGTGTTGCAAAATTTCCTTTTTTAGTAGTAATTTCATTCATTAATTCTTCATAATCTTCTTCATTATCGTCATGTAAATAACCAGCAACACGTTTATACATACAAGATGGTAATTCAGTTGGAGATTTCTTTTCATCTTTCAATGAATATTTTGAAAGGAAAGTTGTTGCGGCAAAGAAATCGTAAGTTAAATCAACTGGTTGTAATTCTTTACTAATTAATTTAGATTGTCTAGACAATAAAATTCGACCACCCAATAAAGAGTAGTCAGAATGTAATATTATTTTATCAGCAGCTTTAAACGCTATAATTTCATCAATTTCGGTTGTTGTAATATTATCATTTACCAAAGGTATTACCTCTTGGAATAAAATATCGGAATCAACCTTTAACCCTTTGGCTTGTGTTTTGATTCTGGTTAGTATTTTATTTGGTGTAAACGCTTGTGATGTTTTGTCTCTTTTTATTATTCTCATATTGTTTTTATTTTAAAATTCTTCATTAAACATTCCTTCTATTGTTGTTGGTATCTCAACTCTAGTATATTCACCTTCTCTTTTTTCAAAGAAGTTATTTTTAGATGATAACCCGATTCTAGACATGTATTCTAATGGGTTTCTAGTATTAAATTCGGTTTTACAACCAAAATCATTTAAAACAATATCGGTAACATACTGTACGTATTTAATCATATCTTGTTTTGTAAGACCTTGTAATCCTTCTGGCATACTTTCTTCTACGAATACTTTTTCAGCTTCATAACAACTAATAATAATGTTTCTAAGTTCATCTTTTGATAACTTGTATTCATCCTTTAAGTAGTTTTTATATAAATTCAAAGCAAATTCATAATGGAAAGTTTCATCACGTAAAATCAATTCATTCATTGCACCTAACCCTGGCATTTTGTTACGGCTTCTATACCAGAATACACCAGAAAAAACACTAGCAAAAGATATACCTTCAACACAAGCAAAAGCAACAAGTCTATGACCAAATGATGGGTGGTTAATCCAATTTTCAGCCCATTCTGCTTTTTTAGCAACTGCTGGGTTTGTTTCCATTGAATTAAATAACGCATCTCTCTCCGCTAAATTTTTAATATAAGTTTCAATTAATAAAGAATAACCATTTGCGTGAACTTGTTCTATAAATGTTTGGTGACCATAGAAGTATTGTGCTTCTAAGATTTCAACTTCATTTAAGAAATTAGTAGCTAAATTATCAATTACTAAACCATCTGAAATTGCGAAAAATGCTAATATATTTTTTAAATACACTTTTTCTTCTTCTTTCAACTCATCAAATCTATCTTTTGATAAATCTGGTTCTTCAGCCACCCATGTTTGTGCTTCAGCTTTTTTGTACATCGACCACAAATCATTGTGGATGATTGGGAAAATAGAATACCTTTTTTTTAATGTCTTGTCTTTTAAATACATTTTTTTTGTTTTTTTTTAATTATTATTCTTCTATTTTTGGAACTGACAAGGCATTTAATACAGCATTTCTTTGTTTAGCCGCCTCTAACACAGAATTAACTCTTTGTTGTTCATTAACACCTTTAGATTGTTTATGTTCGCTATGTGTTCTTGCACCAGTACTCTGTCCCATATCAATTTGAATTGATGCATTATCAAATTTTATATCTTCGAAAATAAGTCCAGACTTACCAAAACGAGATTTAAGAATTGCCATTGTTGCTGTTCCAGCTTCTTTTTGGTCAAGTGTTTTTGCTATTGATACAACGAAGTGCGCAATTTGTGCTTTCTTGATAGAACCACCCATTTGGTCGGCCTCTACAACATCAGCTTTAATCGAACTTCTATTACCTTGAATCGCTGTCCAACCAGCTAAATCTAACTCTGATAACATTGTTTCAAATTGTCGCATAACACTACCTTCACCTATATTAACATCATCAAACTTTTTTGATGGTTCAACACAATCAATATAATCTAAAATTAAAATATCTGGTCTCCATCCTTGTGCAATTAACTTTCTAATATATTGTCTAATAACTGGAATAGTTGTACCATCACTCGAAAACTTTTTAAGTTTTAATTGACCTTTACCTTTTATCATTTCATTTGACATATTAATAAGTTCGTCTTTATGTAACGATAAACTATTCAAATCATAACCAGACCAACATGATAAATGTTTTCTTTGTATTACTTTTGGGTTATCTTCAAAAAATATTTGTAAAACTTTATAACCGTCAAGCATAGCAGTATTGGCTATCTTTGTCATCATTGTAGTATTATGTGTAACAATAAAATCATCGGTAACAAATAAATGTTCATCATTATCAACCATTATACACGTAGCTTCTTCATCATGTGAATATTCTATTGATTTTATAAATTTATTGTTATTATATTTAACTCTATTAATTACTCTATCATTTTTTCTACTTAATTTGAATGGAATTATATTATTATTTTCTGGAAAAGATATTGTTAATTTATAAGCTTTTTTCCCAGTTTTTTTAACACCTTTATAAATATAGGTTGGTGATTTACTAGATAATTTACAAAAACCACCCAATGATAAAACTAACCATCTAACATTTTCAATTAATTCTTTTGAGGTACTAACATATTCAACACCACCATTTTTTCTAACATTACCATCGGTATCTAACAATCCTCTAAGTAATTCAATTCTGTTTTCTATTGAGTTAAATAAATAATCTGTAGGTATAAATTTAGTATCAGATTTTTTATCATATAAACCCAAAGATTTTAGTTTATCAGTAATCCCATAAATACAAACATCAAATAAACACTCTTGAATTAAAACATCACCTTTATCAATATCTCTACATCTTTCTTTAATTGAGACATTTACTGAATTAGTTCGACTAATTTCATCAACTATTTCAATATCTTTAGTTGTAAATCTAGATGATTTCATATAGCCATCACCTAACATAACACCTAAAACATATGGATTTATTGGTAATTCTTTTTCATTAAACTCAACTGGTTCTACCATTGGTATCTTATAATTTAAAGATTTTTTAGAACCAAAAGTTAAATTATCTATTAAATCTAAAGTTTTAACCACTTTAAATGAATTATCTGATTCTAATTTAATTCTTTTCCCATCTTTCCATGATGAACGATTTCGTTGGTTTATGCTATTAACTGACCATAAATGTTCTTCATCACAAAAAGTAAAAGTATCATCATTAAAACTAATTTTAAAAATTGGTCTATTACCTTGTGGGTAAACACCAATAACGTTAGTTTCTTTACCATTTCTACCAAATACTTTATCATTAACTTTAATATCACCCATTAATTTGTAACCTTCAGGTGTATAAATTTTATTTGAATTTGGCAACGCTTTACCCACTCCAAATGGAGCCAATATAGTAGCTAACTCTGTTTTGGATAGACCACCATCCATTACGTCATCTAAACCTTTTATTCCAGTTCTAATAGGTTTTCTGAAGTCTTCATCTAATACAGTATCTAGATTATCAAAAACATCCATCCCATCATCTTTATTATCACCATGTTCTAAAGCTTTTCTTAAAATAGCTTCACATTGGTCATAATCATCAATATTACCTTTATTTATTATTTTTGTAATCTCACTTACCGATTTCTTTAATTCTTGTTGTTTACAAAATTTCATAGCGATATCTTGAACTTTCAGTGTGTCATTCAAGTCGGCTTCTTGAATTTTACGAAGTTGGCTGATGACATACTTTCGTTGCATATCATCAGTTACATCCTCTAATAATCTAAATTCAAGACTTCCGACATCTGGTATTATATCGTCTTTTATTTTAGCATCTTTTATTGTAGCGGCAACAACTCTTAAATAAGGGTCTTCAAAATAATTTGGATTAACAATATCTATTATTGAGTTAGCAAATTTTCTATCAGTTAGAATTTGAGCTATTAATCTTAATTGGTAATCGTAACCAAGGTAACCTAAACTATTTTTATCTATTTTTGACATCCTAATTTTTTTTTATTTTTGTTATTATAAATATTAATATATTTATAATTTAAACATTAACAATTGTATATTTTTTTTGACTCAAATAGTGTCTAATCTCAGCAATAATAGATGGAATTACTTTTCTAACGTCTACATCATACCTTACTTTTGGTGGGAAATAATTACCACAAAATTGGGTTTTAACAACAGTAACTTTATCAACTTTAATTTCAAATTGAAAATTATCTATTTTATCAAAAATTGATTTATTAGTTTCGTCATCTTCTTTTTTAATGAAATATGGATTATAACTATCCCATAAATAATCTTTTGTTTTGTCTTGTAAATATCTAGGTATAATACCTAATTCACCATATTGTCCGTTATTTACACCAGCAATATTGTCAACTAATTCTTTAAGTTCTAAAGATTTTAATGAATCTTCATTATAGTCTCTAATATTAAAATATCTTTGACAAATAAAATTATCATTAATGTAAAAAATAAATTCAAATCTTTGTTCCTCAAATCTTTGTTCTTCATTTCGCTTAAAACCGTTAAAGTTTTTTGTAGTTTCCATACTCATTTTTTTCTGTTTTTAAATGTTAAAAAATTAATTTTTCTCTTTCTATAAGTTTTTTAAAAGGTATAAGGTATTCTGGGTATCTTATATCACCTATTGTTTTATCTAATCCATCCCTTTCCATATACATAAGAACATTTTTTAGGTCTCTACCTGATGCATCAAGTGTACCGTTAATTAATTGTTCTAAATCACTAATACCATCTTCTGTTAACATTGGTTTTTTAAGGTTTACTAATAATTCATTTATTTCGTAAATTCTAGTTCCTTGAACACCATCTGTTATTGAATTGATAATGTTGTCTAATACTTTTAGAGGTTTTTGTTTACTGCTTAATCTTGTTTCTTGTTGCTTTTTAGCTTCATCTATGATATCGTTTAAAGTTAATTTTCTTTCTTTTAAAACTGGGAAAAGATTTGTTAGCGTTTTCTCTTTTAACCCTTTGATTCCTTTTATAGAATCACTATCATCACCAATTATTGTTTTAACCAACGCAGCATTTTGGTAACTGTAGCAAAAGTACGAAGAAAAATTTGTTTTGTCAACATAATTCTTAATTGATTTATCACAAAAATAAATTCTTACATCATCATCAATTAATTGAGACATATCTCTATCGTTTGTACATATAGTTATCTTCTCGTTTTTCTTTCTAGTAAGACAATAGTAAGCTATAAAATCATCACCTTCGATTATTTCATGTTTTAATTGTCTTATATACATTTCGTTTAAGTATTCCCAAACTATTTCACGTTGGGTTAATTCAGATTCATCTATTGGTTGAGTACCGTTTATAAAATCTTTACCCCTACCACTTTTATATGGTTCATATATATTATATCTAAGTAGTCCACTATAATTACCATCCCAAAAAACATATACCCTATGATATAGTTCTTGGGATAGTAACATTCTTAGTGTTGTTATGAACTGATATATACCACCGATATGGTGACCATTCTGATTATATTGGTTTTTAGCACCGAAAAAACCAGTCTTAAATAAAGCATTTCCGTCTACCAATAATGTATTTTGTATTTTTTCTACAATTTCACCGTTTCTAGGTGGTCTTTTGTTCATAATAGAACTTTTAAAGGGTTATTAATCTTTTTCGTATGCGTCAGAATCGAAATCATGTTCTTTAACCGCAAAGTCTTCGAAGTTTGTACCTAATTTTTTGTTAATGAAATCTTTTTGTTCTTTAACGTAGTCATTTTTTTCAGTTGGGTTAACAAAACCATGCGGTGTTGAACAAATAGAACCCATTCTTTCAATACCGTTTACGTGATTTTTAACACACTTGATATCTGTCATTACACCGAATTGGTATGATTTACCACCCATTACTGCATCTAATTTCTTAGCTGAAGAGGTTGACATACCACCCATGTGGAAAATAAGTCTAACACCGTATTTAAAACCCTCACCACCATTATGCATTACTGTTGGTTGTCCTACAGCATTTGGTCTTAACCAAATTTTTTGAACTGCAACAAATGTATTAATAAATGGAGCTTTTTCTCTTCTTGATGCTGGAATTCTAAAATTTAAAATAGATTCGAAAGCTCTTTTAAGTGCCCCAGCTGTCCATTGGTTATTATTTGTATTAGATACCGCACCTTCGTAACAACCAATTGAACCTATTGAATCCCATACAAAAGTAATATTTCTATCAAATTCACCTTTATCTTGTTTATCCATAATTTCATTCATTGCACGTGCAATATCTTCAACAACTGGGATAAATCTTTGTGGTGATTGGGTCATTTTACCAGATTTATAATCGAAATTTTGGTACAATTCAACTAAATCACTACCACCAAAATACATGAAATCATCACCATCATAATCAACAATTTCACCAGTTTCTTCATCTGCAACTTCATTAAAATTAAAACCAACTAATTTAGCATGTTCCCAATTAAAACTACCTTCAGTATCGAAAATAACAACATAATCACCTAATTTTTGTGCACCAGCAATTGTTTCATAAATACCTGTTGATTTACCGACATCGGAGAAACCCCTAAATTGTGTTGTATAACCACGTGGTACGCCTGGTAATCCTACTGCATCATGGAAAGCTTTTTTAAATGGAATCCATGCTAATTCTTTTTCTTTAACTGTTTGTTCACCTAAACCTAAACTAGTTTTAAAACTTTTGTTATCAAATGGTTTTTTTTCAATTGTCTTTTTCTGTGGTTTTGTAGCCATTTTATTTATTTTTATTTATTTATTAATCGTTATTATTTTAGGAAAAAAAAAGAGTAATCACTTACTCTTTTTTTTTTATTTACCATTTTAAAATGGCAAGTCGTCTTCTTCATCTTCTTCCATTTTTACTGAAGTTTCTGTTTCTTTAGGTGAAGTTACTGTTGTAGCTTGTAGATTGGCTTTAACATTATCAATACCTAATGTAATTTCTTCTTCATTAGTAGATGTGTTTTTTAAGGCTTCTTTATCAACGAATTTTTTCTCGTCTTTATCCCATACTGGGATTCCACCTTTAACGATTATTTCTAAATAATCATAACTTCTAACTGAATAAACATCCTCCCATGTTCTAGTGTCATTTAACCATTTTTCAGCTTTTTCAGCATCATCGGTTAATGGTGTTGCATCTTGTGCAGCGATAGAAGTTACAACTGGGATTTTGTTTTTGTTTCTTTGAATAGAAATAGCTAAATCACGTCCAGATTCTACGTTTGTGATATCTTTGTTTGTTTTTAAAGCAGTTAATAAACCATGAATTTTATCAAAAATACCTTCTTTTCTGTAATCATGATTGAATCTCCAAAATTTAACACCCCAATCTTCGTTTTCTCTGTCGATAACTTTAACAACATACATTTTACGAGCGTTATATTTTTTAGCTAATTCTTTATCAGAATCTTTACCAGTGGCTAATAATTCTTCACGAGCTTCGCAGAATGGACATGCTTCGCCTTTTTGGTGTTTTAAACATGCAAAAGTTTTCCATTCACCTTCAACTTTAACTTTATGTCCATGAACTTCAACAAATGGTGAACCATCTTTGGATGGTAAAATTCTAATTTCTTTAGTTGCTGATTCAATACCGTCTTTAATAAAAGTATTAAAATAGTTTTTTAAATCATACACTTTTTCATTTTTCTTTTCGTACTTAGGAGCGTTATTCTTTGCGTACTGTTCTAGCATTGAATCCAATGCACTTTTTTCGTTACTCATCTTTTTTTAATTTATATTTATGTTATTACTTACACATTTATTATTACAAATATACTATACAATATTATAAAAGTCAATTTATTTATAATGTATTTAGTAAAAAATATTTATTCAAATCTACACTAACTTTTTTATTAACACAATAAAAAAATTTATTTTATTTAAATATCTTCTTCTTCGTAATCATTTTCATCTTCTGGTCTCACACCGAAGCTTTTTTTAATTTCTGGTTCGCTATAAGTCGTGTCTATTTCATCTTGAGTCAAGGTGAATTCGTCTTTTTCTTTATTCATCACATCATAAGAACCTTCTTTATCAGCCCAATAGTCAGTTAATTTTTGTGAGTAAGGGAAAGAACTTAAAGAACGCATCTCTAATTTTTCAACTGGTGTTGGGTTTCTTTTAACTATTTCTTTCTCTAAATTTTCTATCTTAGAACTAACAGCATCCATACTAGCGATACGTGATTCTAAATCAGATAATTTTTGTAAAAGGATTTCTGTATTTTGTGTTGCTTTATCAGCGGACATTTTTGCTTCTTCTGAACCTTGTACTAAAGACGTTACGTCAATTTCAACATCATCTGATGTATCTTCAACTGGTTCTTCAATTTCTGGTTCTTCAACTGGTACTTCGGTTTCTGGTTCTTCGACTGGTGCTTGAGATTCTGGTGCTTCATCTTGTGCTGTGTCAACACCTAAATCACTAGCTACATCAGCTGCTGCTGCTTCGACATCTTCATCTTCTTCTAATTCCATTTCATCACCTAATATAATTGGTTTATCAATTTCATCACCATATACTGGTTGTTCTTGTTTTTCAGAATAGAATTGATAGTTTTCTAATAACTTAAATCTATTAAGTTCTTCTTTAAGTAATTCTGGGTTGAATTTTGTTTTATTTCTCATTTAATATTAGAATAATAATTGTCTACCATCTTCGGTGATTATTTTTTTGTTAATTCGTTCAATTAGGCTTTTATCACCCTTGATAACACAAACACCAGAACTACAATCTAAATCTGGGTTTTGAGATTCAGTGTTTAAATAACCATCTAAAGCTTTATCTAAACCATTTTGATTTGGTTGAGGTTGTTTTGGAGTATTTTTAATATCTTTCATAATAATATTTTTTTTTATTTTTTATTCTTATATATAAATATCTGTAAAAAATAAAAAAAACCTTCTTATAATTAAT